CACACGAACAAGTGGTCTCTCGTGAATGGGAACGTCCTTCATCTCTCGCACCATCGCGCCTTTCATCCGAACAACCTCCGCGCCTTACGCAACGAGAACTTCGCCGTCTGAATGTGCGCCGGATCCCAGCCCAGCGCAACAGAACTGTTCCAAGCCCCATGCTTCCACAGCCGCCGAACGCGCCGCCGCTGCCACAACCGCAGCCCCCAGAACCCACCCCACTGCATCCCATGGGCCGTCGCCGACGAGCCGAGCATCAACCAGAACTTCCGCGGCGCCCCCCAGCCCATGTCCGCCTCCACAATGTCCGCCGCCAACGCCGCCGGCCGTCCATTCATCCGCGCGCAGTGGAAGCTCCACGACACCTTCGACCGCCCCTGTGCCTTCAGTCGCCGTTGCTCCGCTGGCGTCCGGAACGTGCTCGAGGCCAGCACCGGCCGCAACCCATGCCCCTGCAGATCGGTCAGCACAGCGTGCACCTTCGGCTTGATCGTCGGGTGCAGCCACTGAAGCCGCTCATGATTCAGTTGCAGCCGTTTGGGCTCATTCATCATCTCACCCGGCTCGCAGAGCTTCACCACCGGCCAATGGGCAGAGCTGATCGCCAACCAGCACGCCAACGGCATCTCGATCCCACATAACACAGAGCGTCCCCCGTAGAGCCAGCGGCTTCCGGTCGCTCACGATGTGGGCCACCTTGCCCCCCTCATCCAGCACCGCCACAGGATCCCCGTCGTGGAGCTGCACGCAGTCGGCGTCGTTCACCTTCAGCGCAGTGATGCGCCGCCTCATGTCGATGATGAGCTTCCCGGTCAGAGCCTTGCCCTGGCCCTGGTCTGCCACTTTCACTTGCTCTTTCACTTTCACTGCAGCAACGCTCCTTGTACGTTCAGGTAGTTCTCCTCCGGCGTAGGCTCATCACCGAGGTGGATCCACTCACCGATGTCCACCCCGCGGACCGTCGCCTCGCCCATCGCATCCTGCACCGTGGGGAGGATGCGGTGCTCGCCCGTCGCCTGGCAGTTCGGCCCGCCACCTCGAGCGATCCGGTCGAGCAGATCCGGCGACAGCCGATAGATCCCGGCGTCCGCCCAGTCCGAATGTCCGCCCCAGCATTTCCAGACATGCTGGCCGCCTGGATATTGCGTCGGCTCGTAGTCCGTCTCGATCCACACGTGCCCGTGGTCTGCGTGGTAGGGTCCATGCTGCGTGATGCCGAGAACGGCATCCCCGTCCGCCACGATCATCCGCCGGAACGTATCTGCATTGAAGAACGTGTCGCCAAGCCACACGAGCGTGTCATCGTCGAACCGAAGCTGTTGGTGGATCACCCCAAGCCGCTTGCCCGTACCTTCCGGCGCCGGCGTCGACACGTGCGTGAGGTGCAGGCCCTTCCACCGTGAGCCAAACCACTCCCGAATCTGCCAGCCGAGATGCTCGGAGCCAATGACCACCTCGAGCTCCGTCCCGATGGCATCCGTCAACGTCGCCAGCTCATCCATCGCGAACTGCAGGAACGGCGTACAGCCGACCGGCAACATCGGCTTTGCGATGTAGTGGGTCAGCGGCCGCATCCGCTTTCCGTATCCGCCTGCCAGGCAAACCGCTCTCATGTCATCCTCCGCGCCGGAACGTCAAGGTCTGTAACCGCTAAGGCGCTAAGAGCGCGAAGGGTCGCAAAGAAGGGCAATCCCTGTCTTTCCCGGTTGTGCCTTCCTTTGCGCATCTTTGCGTCCTTCGCGTCTTTACGGTGTGTCTTCAGGTGTGGTCTTAGGTCGTGGGTCTTAGCTCGTATCGCCCCGTTGCTTCGCCACGTTGAGCTGTACCTCGATCCGATTCCCCCGGAAGAGCCGATTCGTCCGCGGCTCCTTGAACGTGGGCGAGTCGTCGCCCCGTACCACCTGGGCCAGCATCACGTTGTCGCTCAGGTCCGGCGAGTCCTCGAACACCGCCACCACTGCATCCGAGAACCGGTGCAGCCGAATGCTCAACTCCTCCCGGGTCGCCCCGGTCACGAAGCAGGTGACCTCGAGGTCAAACTGCTTCCCCTGGTTCCGCGGCCCCTGGGAGCCCAACACCCGCGATCGCTGCTGCCAACGCATCCGGTCGACCGACAAGAACGGACACCGCGACGTCGGCAACAGCTCCGGCTCGCCATACATGTAGCCCTTCGCGTCGACTGTCGGCTGATTCGTCTCCCCCGCCGCGGTGAGCTTTGTGGGGAGGTTTGCCTTCAGCAACGTGAGAGCCGCATCAATCAGGTTTTCCGTCAGCGATGCCATGGGCTACCACACGTCATCTCGCGCGAACATCCGCTCATCAATCACATCCGCCGAAGCGTCCATGTCCTCATACGGCGACTCCGGCGAAGCATGTGGCGCCTCGCTCGGGTCCTCGATGTAAGAGGCGTCTGGCAGGATCTTCTCGCCGTCAATCAAGCTCTGGAGCAGTTCGCGCGCGGGTCCCTCGATGATGTCCGCGTACGTCTGCTGCCCCACCTCCGTCTGCCCGCCGAACACCACCCGCCACACCCGCGCCGCCACGATCGGTGCCACGATCGAGTCCCGCATGATCTCGACCGACTTGATGCCCGTGACCGGCGTCGTCACGTTCCGGCAGATCTTCGCTTCGACCTCTGACTCGAATGAGTCCAGCCACCGTTGCGCCGTCGCCTCCGTCGGGTAGCTCGTTGCGCTCGGAGTCCACTGCTCCGCCGCGATCAGAGCCTGCACATCTGCGATGTCCGCGTAAACACTCATAGGCCCTTGACCTTCACGTATTCACGCCTCACGTGCCAGTCAGTACCGGATCACCTCAAACGCCGGGTCCGTCTCAATCCGCTCCACGCCTTCCGCGCCGATCTCCGCCAACCGCTTTGCGGTCAACACCGTCCACGCCGCCTTACAAAACACAACACCCGAGCGCCGGAAAGGGTCACTCGGGTGCTTGAGTTGTACTCGAACGAAAAGCATCGTCGCGCCTTTGCTCTTCGGCAGAATGTGGGCCGGCGGGGAGGAAGGAGGACACCAACTCCCCGCCGGCCGTCTCACGGGTTATCAGTGAGTGTATGAGCCGGAATTGCTGACCTTGATCCCGAGCTGCCACGGACCATATCCGGCGTTGTGCCGGGATTTGGCCCGCCAGGAGTACACGTCTTCCTCGAACACAACATCGGAGTCGGTGCTGATCCGAGCACTGATCTTCGGCACCGGATAGTTCTTGTGCTTCGCCACGATGAAGGGCTTGATCGGCTTCGTGGTGCAGAAGGCGTACCAGTCGTTCACGTCCGTCAGGTCCGGATTGCAGATCACGTTCCGGATCTTCGGCACCCACACGTTCGTGGTACTGGAGAGCATCATCGCGCCGGCGAACTCGATTGCCAGCGACGCGAGCCCAGAGGGAACCACTATTGTGTCCGGGGAGATTCCCCGCATTGCCTTGCCGCGGTCGTTTTTCCACGTCTGCATCCGATCCCACGCGCTCATCCAGTCGTTCTTGAACGTGGAGAGCGTGTAGCCCGTGTCGACCGTGCCAGTGATGATGTTGTTGAGGGTTCCGCTGTCGCCCTCGGAATGGTCCGTGTCGAAGAAGTACTGCCCGTCATAGCAGGTCGTGGACCCGCCATCACGCATCAACTCGCACACCAGATCTCCGGGTGCGTTCCGCGCGTTCTGGCCAAACGTCTGGATGCTCGCCGGATACAGCCCGAGGTTGTCATCCTCGAATGCCGACACCGGGATGTCCAGCGCCTTGCCCCACCGACGATCCTTGATCGTGTATGGGGTCGCCGACACCCTCTGGTGTTGCAGTTCCGACAGCCACTCCTCCATGTACGGTGGAGCGCCGGGGACCTGCAGCTCCGATTCGGAGCCCGTGTAGGTCACGAACGTGACCAGGTTGTCCAACTCGGGCGTTTCGTCCCAATACGACTTGAGGAACATCGCCTTGAACGTCTTCGAGTAGGACGCCACGCGGGTCTGGATCAATTCTCGTGCCATCTGACTTCCCTTCCTTTCGCGCGCCTGGAACCCAGTGGGTTCCCACTCGAATCAGGGCTCGATCGTGTACCGATCGGCAATGTCGACTTCGACCTCCGTTGCGGAGATGAACTTGACGATTCGTCCGCAGCAGACGTCATTCGTGGTCGTGGCCTTCAGGCCAACCGTCTGGTTGTCGACGAGGTAGACGGCGTCGCCCACATTCGCCTGAGCCATCCCCGTGCAAGCGAACGTGAAGATACCCGTCCGCCAGAACTCGATGTCAAGGTCGCCCGCAGCGCCAGACGTGTTGTCCTTCTGCTCGCGAGAGATCCCCATGAAGACGCAGCTTGCGGTGTCGGCACCGTTGGTGATGTAGCCGGAGGCATCTTCCATCACCAACACCATCGCCGGGATCTTCGTCGCCGCCTTCACCGGCCCGTCGCCACTGTCGCCGACCTTGCGCTTGGTGTCTCGATCAGTCGTGGTTGCAGCCATGTGCTTTTTCCTTTCTCTCGCCGTCCGCCTTGCACACGCCGCGCCTGGTGGCTTTCATCGCCCCGCTCAAAGCCGACCTCGGTGTGATCCGTCAGGCTACAGGTTCAGTGACTCTCACTCTTCGTCGTCATCGTCGCCGTCCGAAACGAAGTCCGGAACTTCGCCGCCGTACTTCTCGAGGTCTTCCTCGGTGATGCCGAGCTCGCGAGCCCGCTTCCGGTCCGCGTCGGAGAACTTGTCGCCGCCCCTCTTCGGGTCGGGGGTAAAGCCACGCTCCTCGGTGTCCACGATCTCGACCTGCGCGATCGCGTCCGCCAGTTCGCCACGAAGCTCGACGTCCTCGACCCGCATGAGCAGATCGGCGAAGCGCTTCAGGTGAGCCTCTGGGAACGGCTTCTCGCCGAGCTGCGTCTCGATCTCGGCCCGCTGCTCGCGGAGGCGGACCTCGCCAAGCTCGGTGGCAGCCTGATCGCGTTCGGCGGTCAGGGCCGTGAGCTGATCGTTCAGCTCGGTGATCTGGCCGTCCTTCGCCTCGGCCGCTTCGCGCAGCCCATCAATCTGCCCAGTTAGTTCCCCGCGTAGCTTCTGCAGTTCGTCCATGTCAATTGCCTCCTGCGTCGCTCCCTCACTTGGATCGCCGGCGGGTTCCCGGCAGGTGATGAAGAGCCCCTCGCTTGCCTGCACGGGCTGAGGCAGCTCCTCGAGCTCGTCCGTCTTGATGAAGGGCCGAACCGTCAGCCCGGCGCCCAGAAACACATTCCGGTGCAGCTTGCCCTTGTTGTTGCGGTACTTCTCCGCGAACTCCGAGCTCACAAACCGGAATCGCTTGTTCTCGATCGCGGTCTTTCCCCGGTCCGTCCACTCCACCCGGGCGAACAGCCCGGCGTCCCGCGCCTGCAGTTCCTCAATCCATCCATGGGCGCCTTCGGCATCGTACCGGTGCTCGGCGTCCACCGGCAGCGGCTTGCCGGCCACGCCGCCGTCGAAGTTCGCCACGAAGTCCGTCAGCATCCGCTCGTCGACCAGGATGTCCTTCATCCCGTCCCACGTCGGGTACATCCACTCACCGAGGGGCAGCACTTGGATCCAGTTCTCCTCGGACAGAACCTCGGAGAAGGTAACCATCGTCCGATCACTCACGCCGCCACCTCCTCCATAAGATGGTCACCAATCCAGCCCACCCAACGGCTCTTCGTGGAGCCAAGCATAGAGGGGATCGGGTCGCGCGCGGGCATCTTCTCCGTGCCCGTGTCCAGCAGTCCCGGAATGTCCCACTCGCCGCGCTGCCAGCTTGCGCCCAATGCGAGCCGCTGCGGGCTCATCTCGACGATGGAAGCCGCCCCTGGTCCCGTCAGCGCCTCGCGGGTCATCCCGGTGAGGACGCCAATCTGCGCGCCAGGGAAGTGCTTCGCCTTCCAGGCCGCGTATTGCTCAGAGAGCTCCGGCCACTTCGTCCCGCCGTGAGCCGCCCCCTGCGCCGCATAGACCTCCGCCTCGATGCCGTAGAAGTCCATCGTGATCCGAGCCCACACCGGCGTCAGATCGCGCGGCTTGTCCACCAGCACATCCCGGAAGGTCTCCTGGAGCTGCACCGGACCACTGAGTTTGACGGCCATGCCATACATGCGAAACGCCCAGACCTTCTGGAACTCACCTCTGCGAGTTGAGTTCCGGAACTGCCTGGGCGTTGATGCCGTCGTGGGCGGTCGGATGTTAGTTGTCAGCGGCCCCGGATTCCTCGTAGGTCTTCTGTTGAGGATTATACCACAGAATCTCGATGCTGAAGCCGTCTACTGTCTGCTTCCGCTTGTTGAGGTCGGCCTTCGACACCGCGGCGAGGATCTCCTCTGCCAGCCCCTCCGGCGTACCTTCTATAAAGGCCAGCTTCCCGTGTCGCGTCAACTTCACCCGCTGACGCACCGGCGGCTCCGCGCGGTCGACGAACAGAACCGCCACCGTATCCTTCTCGATTCCTTGCGCGCCAATCACACTCATCGCAGGTTCAACCCCAGTAGAGACTTCAGCACGGCCACCGTTCGCTTCCGAGGCTTGATGCGCGATCTGGCCGCACTGTCGTTCTCGACCTGCCACCGAAGGAAGAGCCGGACATTCTCCGCCTCATCCTCTCCGAGGTCGGTCATCGCGTAGTCCGTCACGTGGCCGCGCTCCTGGTTGTCCTCGCTGATTGCCATGAACAACGCTGTCCGCGCCTGCATGGTTGCGGTTGGCGCCACACCGAACAGCGTCAGCAGTTCGCCCGTCAATGCCGGCGGCGACACACTGTCTGGCGAGTTCGCCTCCGCCGCCCAAGCGTGGCCGCTCTCGTGAGCGATCGTGTCCAACAGATGCATCTCGGCATTCGGCAGATTGTGCAGCCTGGCATCATTCAGGACAACCTGCCCCGTGTCCGCCCGGTAGTACCCAAGTGCCCTCAGAGTCGCCGCCTGGTCTGCCGGCGGAACCTGCGCCACATGGGCCGCGTACTCATCGCCAGCGAATGCCATCTCCGTGAGCCCCGGCGCTTGCCGCACCTCCCGCGGCAACTCCCGCAAGAACCTCCGCACCTTATCCACCGACCACGGCTCCGTCCCCGACTCCACCTCTTCCTTCGTCGGCAGCAGATTCTCGACCCCAGTGACCGGCGCATCCATCCCCCGCTGCCGCCACGTGATCTTCGACACCACCTCGCCCGACTCATCCTTCACCCGCCGGAAGATGAAGTCCCGCCCGTTCGCGCGCGCGCGTACACGTAGAGGAGAGTACTTCTCCGGGTCCCGCACGAAGTGCCCATCGCGGTCAATGATCGCCTGTTCCGGCCGGACGAAGTTCGGCCTGCGCCCGTCGGCCTTCCCGATGAACGTCCAGTAATGCCGGCAGTTGATGTGCACCGGCGGCGTGAACTCCGCGAACGACGGATCCCGCCGGTCGAAGATCTGATTGTGAAGCCGCCGGCAGAGCTCCGAGTTCCGATCGTCACGCGGCCCCGCGTAACGCGCAAACGGATACGTCTCAATCGGGAACGTAGTGTCCGCCGCGAATGCATCCATCTGCCCGATGAGAATCGAGCCCGTAATCCGCAACGGCTCATTGATCGTGTCAACAGCCGACGGGCCCCAGGTTCGCTCTGAGCGTTTGGCCTTATCAGGCATTCGCCGTCAGCTCCTGCGCTCGGCGCCGTAGAACGCCCATGAACGCCTCCCGCAAGCCATCTGCGGAATCCGCGCAATCTGCGGACAAGCCCTTGCCTGCCGGAAACCTCTCTGCCCCTTCACACCCGCACACGATCACGCCATCCGCCTGCTCTTCATACGGCTGCCGGCACTCGAGGCACTTCCGCATCGGGTCAAGGTCCGGGTCATTGGCAATTGGCAATTGACTATTGGCAATTGACAATTGCCGATACATCGCGAGCACGGTCCCGACCACTCTGCCCCGCGCCGCCCGCGACACTTGGTGCCCACCTTGCCCGGACTGTCGCCGCACAACTGCCGACACGCTACCCGGATTCACCTCTGCCCGACGCGCCACCTCACGAACCGAGATTCCGCCTTCCTCCATCATGTGCGCCAATCGCATGTCTGACCTCCGCGCCAATCTTCAACCAAACGGCGTTTGGTTCGCCTGTATGCTCCGCTCGCGACTTCCGGCACCATCCTACCGCCCTTTCCCCCACACGCCCACACACCCACACCCTCACGCCCCGCGAAACCCGCGCCCATTCCCCGGTATCGGCAACACAATCTCCGGCTCCTTCTCTTCCGCTTCCTCCGCCGCCTTCATCTGCCGAAGCACCGTCTGAGTGACCTCCGCCGTCGCCTGAGTCATCACCTCAATCAGCGCCAACGGATGCGGCACCCCCTGCGTCTGAACCTGCGTCCGCCCTTTGTTGTCCGTCGTCAGCACAATCTCCATCGCGCCATCTCCTCATTACCGAATTACCCCATTACCGAATTACCCCTCACACCCCTCTCACCAGATCCCAGAAGTCCTTATTAGCAGCATCCGGAACCGTCAACCCCGTCACCACGAGCCCCTTCGCCCCCACGCGCACCTTCACCGTGCCCGTACCCGAGCCCGAAGCCTCGGAGCCCGAACACAGGTATATCGACCGCGGCACTTGCAGTGTGAAGTACCCGGAGGCGTTGGTATCGGCCGCCAGCGGCTCCTTCTCCCAGCCGACGTTGCCATTCCGGTAGTCGTTCTCCAACTCGACCACCACCGCCCGCGACTCCGAAGCCAACACATTCCCCGAGCCATCCTGCAGGTAGCCGTAGAGGACACAGTACTCCGCCGAGCTCGGCGAAGGCGCCGAGAACGCCGTCCCGACGATGGTCGACGTCACACTTGCCCCACTGATTGTCACCTTGTAGTTCGTCTGATCCCACGTGTACGAAGCATTCGCCGCAATGTTCGGGTAGTAGTCCCCATTCCCGAGGCTCCACACGATCTGACCCAAAGCGTTCGTCCGCTGCGCCGGCGACACCACCTCGCCGGCCGCATCGGCCAACCACACCCACATGTTCTCCAACGGGTTTCCGCCGTCGTCTTCGACTGTGAGGGTGAGGGTGTGGGCGCCGGACGGTGAGCCCGTCCAGGCCGCGTCGCCGCGATCGCGGATCGCCTCATTGGAGTCATCCGCTATCGTGTAAGTTGTTCCCGCCGTCCGAGCCCGAATCTCTGCCTGAGTCGTCGCATCCGGCGTCTTCCCAGCAATAGCCGCGAGCCAATCCGCCACGCTCGTAATGCCACTGAACAGCGCTCCGGTAATCCTGGATGCAAGGTTACCCGTGTCCGTCTTCACCGCTGCTATATCTGCGCTTACGGACGCGCCCGCCGGGGCACCCAAGCGGGTGTACACGTCCAGAACATCGGCAGGTATCTCTGTTATGTCCAGTTCAGAGAGGCGTCCCTCAGTACAGACCGACGCAAGCGCCAGTCCGTCCACCGATAGGACCTGCGTGCCGTCCCAGGCTACCAACCCAACGCCATCCGCCTGGATCGCGTCGTCTGTTGCAGGAGATCCCCCTGCCTGCTCACGGATCTGCACGCCATAGAGCCCGGCACTCAACGTCGGGAATGTAAACTGCACGACCCCCGCGTCTCCCACCGTCGCGATCTGCGCGATGTCACAGTCACCAATGGCCGTGATGTCACCGCTGCCGTCGAGCGCGTCCCATTCGTCAGCAACAACGTCGCGGATGGCGCGATCGCTGGGACGGAAGACGAGCATGTAGTACGTTGAGTCGGCGGTTGCGCCGAGGTAGGTCACTCGGTTCGTCATGTTAGATACCGCCTCTCAGTCCAGCGAAGTCTGCGCCGATCCCCCGGCCAGCGAGGTCCATGCGAACTTCGGCTGCTACGGGCGCGACGATGGTCACCGTGTCCGAGTCCAGTCCACCAACCACCTCGATAGCCAATCCCTTCCACTCAGGAGGCGGCGGATGCTCTATCGCGAGTCCTTCCCAGATTGGTGCTGGTTGAGCCATTGCCTATGGTCCGTTCGTTCGCGGCGTCACTCGCCACTGCACGTACCGGGCGTTGATGTCCATGTCGCGGTCCCAGACAAACTCGGTCCACGCAGGGCTGCCTGCGTCTGGCTGGAACGACCCTTGGGCGTCTGTCTGATAACGCCACTCCATGCTCCACCAGTAATCGCCCGTCGTCGTGTCAAGGGATGTCGCGTTCGCAAGTGCATCTATCACCGGCATCACGCGCCGCAGGTTTTCGTCGCCAGCGAGGTCCACGACCTGCGACACGTACTGCCCAGAGCCTGGATTCGTCAATACCCAGAAGTCATTGCCGTCCTGCTCCAGATTCGACGTGCTGTAGGGGTTCGACCACACCAACACGTCGTTGACGTTCGGCGAAAACATGACGGCTGGCATGAAAGCGCCGATGTAGCTGCCGCCTGAGCCCCCAGTCTTCAGGGCCTCGGTCGGCGCGAGGTGATAGTCATCTATCGCCTCGTCGGCATAACTCACGTCCTGTGCGTAGCCGTTCGTGTTTACGCCCGCAGCCTGAAGCGCTGCCAGCGAATCGTATGACGTCCCGTTCCAGCGCACATCTTGATCCGCGTCAAAGGGATAGATGCTCGTCCAATCGAGGGCAGTTCCCATGCCCGCCGTCGGGACATTGATATGCCGGCCGGCGGTGCCGTCAAAGATGCAGTTCGCGATAGACAAGGCTGACTTGGTGCCCGGCCGAAAGTCAATCCCATACGCGCAATTGATGAATGTGCAACGCGAGAAACTAAGCGTGATGCTATTTTGAAACCCATAGACGACTTTGGTCGCAATGTCCCTGAACAGGCAGTTAGTGAAGGCCGCACTCCAATGACGAGGTTCGTTCAGAACGTAACTACACCCGATAAACTCACAACGGGTCGCTGTCAAATGGTCCTTATACACACCCGCCAAGTCTATTGCCGTCCCAGAAGTCACGAAGCGAATCCCTGTCACGCTCAATGTGTGGCTTGACGTTGTCCCCGTGTCGGTGATCGTGCCATCTAGTATTACACGCCCGTCGCCCACCAGCGATAAGTTCTTCGTTGTGGGAATTGAAATGTTCTCGACGTACGTACCTGACCCAATCACGATAGTGTCCCAACTTTCCGCCGCCGCCACCGCTGCCCCGATGGTCGCAAACGGGTCATTCGCACCCCCACCGTCCCCGTCGTCGCCGTCGAGTGCCGAGACATAGTAGTCTCCCGACTGTCCCCACGAGAGAGGCATTAGAGCGCCACCACCTCACGGGTCCGGCCATCCTCCGCAAAGCACCTGCGCGAGTCCGGGCCTTCTTGGTAGTGCACGCGCTCGATCATACGGTAGCCGACGGTCGCCGATTGGCATTGCCGCTGAGTTACTCGCTGCTTCGCCCCCCCGGCGCAGGGCTCGCTTGTTTCCGCCCACGGTGTCGCATCCGCAGCATCTGCGATGGCTGCGGCCATGTCCTCATCCGACACCGTGATGATCGCTTCGATCTCATCACGCAGCGAGAACAGATTTTCCTTCCACTGCGGGTTCTGGGCGAGAATCGCCTGATGCTGCTCCACATCCCCCCGCACAATGAGCCGTCGAAGGTCACTGATCATCTGCACCAGCGTCGGAACGGCATTATCCCGTAGCTCGACGGCCTCGGGATCACCTGCCTCACGCAAATCCCGTTCGTGCTCCAATCCATCCGGTGACGGCAGCAGCACATCGGGTCCAGCTTCGTTGATGATTCGAGTGTTAGCCATCAGCCAGCCACCTTCCCAATCATCTGCCCCGCCGCCTCCTCCAAATGCTCCGTCAGCGCCTTAGTAGAAACTTCCCGCATCACCTGCTCCGCATTCATCAACAGCTCCTTCAGCGGAGCCTCCACGTTCACCCGGTTCAGGATGTCCGCCACAACCGCAAACCGCAGGTCCTCGCCGTGCTTGCCCTCGAGAGAGGCCGCCTTCGCTTCCTTCCACCCGGCAAGCCAATTCGGCGTAGGCGGAACAGGAACGTTCCCGCGCTCCGCATACCGCTGCGTCGCCTGCGTCCAAACCTCTGTCATGAAGTCCCGCAGCAGCCCCGCGTACTCTCCGGAGTGTGGAACCTCCACCGCCCCAATCTCCCGGATGATGGTTCCAGCGTTCGACTTCGTAGCCTTCGCCAGCTTCGCGAGTAGCGGCTCAAGCCTCTTGAGAAACTTCTCATGCAGCTTGCCCACCACCGCCCGGGCCCGCTCCTGGAACTCATCCTGCAACCCATACTCCGGCGGCACAATCACCTCAGAAGGCGAAGGCTTGTCAGCCAACACAATCGCCGACTGCCGCCCTTCACGAGCCGCCGCCTTGTCCCCAGCATCCTCCTCTTCTGCGGAATCTGCGGATTTGCCCTTGCCCTGCTCTTCGCTCCCCTGCTCTTCCTTCTCCGGCAGATTGTAGATCTCCCGAACCCACCCCTCAATATCCTCCCCCGCCGTCAACACCTGCGCCTCAATCAATGACTTCAGCATCTCCGCCACATCATCCCGATGCAGCAGCAGCCCCAGGTCCTCATGCTTCAGCTCCGGCCACTCCTCCCGCGGCAGCCCGGGAGCGTTGTACTCGACCCACTGCGGAATCGCGTACCGGTTGTGCACCTGGGCGAACCACTGGGCTGAAGCGTTCAGGTTGAGCAGGAAGAACTTCGTCATCGATTCCGTAACCTGCTGCCCACCGAACCGCGTATCGCCGAACGAGATGAACTGAGCCAGCGCCGACCGCGCGATCAGCGTCAGGTGATGTTTCATGTACGTGTCAATGCGCGAGATGTCCCCCTTCATCTCCAGCGTCGACAACTCCTCGACAGTATCCTTCGGGAATGCCGCCGCCCCGTTCTCCGCCGCCCGCCAGTTCTTCAGGATCTTCAGCGTTTTCCTTCGGTCATCCGCGCTCGCCCCCGGCGCCATCATCGCATAGGGCATGCCGAGGAACACATGTTCGAACCCGATGTTCGCGATTCGGTACAAGCTGTCCAGGATCTTCCAGTGCTTGTACGCCGGCCGCAGCAGCCCAAACCCCTCCGGGTTCCCGCGTTCCTTCCGATACGTGAACACCAACAGCTTCTCGATCGGAATCGTGATCTCCCGGAACTTCCCCGAAGTGTCGGTCCCCTGCTGCTTGAACCCGGCCAGGCCGCCCTGCGGGTCGAACACCCACTTCTCGATCGTATCCGCCCCGCGGACCGGGAACTTTCGATAGCTACCATCGGCGTTCCACACCTTCTCAAACACCTGGTAGCCCTGCAACATACCCACGCACGCCTCACGAATGTGGTCATCCCACGTGTGAGACGTCGTGTTCTGCAAGTTCGCCCAATACCCCTCCGCCGCCTCCTTCGCCGAGCTCCCCGCATCCTCCCCGTCCGGCGGCTCGACCGACCACGTAGCCGACCGAATCGGCAGCGTCAACGCCAGCTCCACCGCCTGAACCTGCCCGTCCCCCCGCCGCATCTTCTCACAAGTCTCGATCCAGTCCGACCCGCGAAGGTTCGCGTTGTAGTCATCGGTGATGAGCCCGTCCCAAACATCAAGCCCGGTGAACCCAGCCTCGCCGCCCTTGGGCCGGCGAGCGGGTTCCGCAAACCTGATCTCCTGTCCGCGCCGGTCAGTTACGATGATCTCAGCCATCAGTTACCACTCCGTCACGCTCATCTTCTCGCCGGCTGCGTAGTCCTTCGGGTCGGTCATCGGCTTCGGCTTCACAAGGCGCAGCTCCGTACCATGATCGATCGCCACCTTCGCGTGGCATTCAGCCATCCCGTAGTGGTCCACGTGCGCCCACCGGAACAGCCCCTTGTCAGTCTTCTGCCGCTTGAAGCTCGTGAAGTGCTGGCACACCGTGGGGACGTTCTTCCACCGCTTCGGCGGGAGGAGCAAGTCCGACTCGATGAAGTGCACGCCCTCATCGATCACCCACTCCCGCGACATGGAGACCGTCCGGATCCCCTTGAAGTCCCCTTCCTCGATGTTCCCTCGCTGCCCGTCGTGCGTGTAGAGCACCGCGACGTGCCGGCCGCCCACGCGCCGCGCTAAGCGAACGGCCGTGTGCTTCTCCGGGCGCGCGTCAATGATCGTGGGCCCCTCCCACACACGCATCCACCGCTCTGCCTCTTCCTCTTCATCTGTCTCGAGGACGTTCGCGAGGATCCAACCGAGGTCCGGGTGATACATGTTGGCGACGCAGTGGAACAAGTCGCCGATGTCGATACCGACCGCCACTGGCTGCCCCGGAATCGGCTTCGGGTACCAACGGAAGTCGCCGAACCGCAGCCGCTCTTCCGTCAACGGCTTGCGCCTCCCGTTCCGCGGACGTCCCAGCGTGATCCAGTAGAACACGCACAGGCTCTCATCATCCTTCTGCGCCCCATGCCACCGCCGCGCCGCCTTTTCCGGCGTCATCTGCGGGCCGTATAGTCCGCAGATCCAATAGGAGGGTTTCGACTCCCGCAGCGTCGGCTTGTCGTGCTGCCAAGCCCATTCATTGTCGCCCATCCGCGGCAACGTGATTCGCGCGGGCCCCGACGCATTCCGGCAGCGCGGGCAAGTGTAGAACCATTCCTCGCAATCCGGCCACGCCACCCCACGTTCGAGTTCCGCACCCGACACAAGCCGCCCATCGCCATGCCGGCCCATCACACACTCCGGCCACGTCATCCCGAGGTCGACCCACGTCCGGCAGCGGCGACACCGACAGCGGTAGCTCGCCTGGCTGCCCTCCTTGTACGTCGCATCGATACCTTCGTCTTCAAGCTCCGTCTGCGAAGTCTCCCGCCACCACTGAAGCTCACTCGCCTCCATCCGGCCGATGAGCATGTCCCGGTGCTGTACGCCCGTCTCCGCATCCGTGATGTGGGCGATCTCCGACGCCTCGTCGACAATCACCATATCCATCGGCGTCCGCTTCGCTTCCTTCATGTCCTGAAGGCCGCGGTAGTGGATCCACCCGTTCCCGAACTTCAGCAACAGCACATTGTCCGGCCGTTGTTTCCGCCGCCGAATCTCCTGCTTGACCTCCTGCCAACCCACCGCGAGTTTCGTCAGCGACTCCGAATCATCAATCAGCGGGTCGACGTGGTTCTGCACGTGGTCCCGAACGTCGACCTTGGTCGGCAGGTAGTACCCCACCCGGTTCCCCGGCGCCGCCACGTACAGCATCTGCAGCTCAACCGCCGTCGACTTGCCCACCTGCGTCGAAGCCCGAATCGCCTCCCACTCACCACACCAGAGCAGCGGCTCCTCGAGGTACTCATACCGCTCAAACGACCACGGCTTCCCCCGCGGACGCGCGTTCGCGTGGACCCACTCCCGCAGGCCCTCGGCGGTGGGCCGCTCCACAGCGACCATCCGCTTGCCGGCGATCTGTTCTCCGAAGGTGTCAGTCACCGCTGCTCAACGCCTCACGAACCATCTCAATCTGATCGTCCGGCATCTTCCCCCGCAGAGACTCCAGTCGCGAAGCAACTTCCATGCCGGCCCGCGCCTCCACCATCGCGTCGACGCCCGCCTGCTTCCGCTTCTCCTGCGACACCTTCGCTTCCGTCAGCTCCGACCGCGGCGCCGCCGTCAGGTACCGCAGCGCCAGGCTCGCGATGCCAAGCTGCTCCTTGGCCGCCTTCCCGGAGTTCGCCTTGACGAGCAGCTTCATAAGGAGGTTCTCGCACAGCACCCGGATCAACTCCGGCGCCTTCCCGCCAGCGACCCGCTTCGACTCCTCAATCAGCCGCTCCGCGTTCTTCCCTAACAACGCCGTCCAGAAGCCGACCTCCTTCATGTGCGTCCGGTGCCGTCGAATCGTGCTCGTGCCGCACGGCACGCCAAGTCCCTTCACATACTGCTCAACCGCTCCCTGTGTCGGCCGCTCCCCCTTGCGGGCCGTCAGCATCTGGTTCACCTTCACGAACTCATCCGGCTTGTCCCACAACAGACCGCAGATAGAGCACCCCGTGTCGAGCAACCAGTGCGCGCCGTCCCCAATGACCGCCTCGAGCGCCTCCGTGACCTCTGTCGTGTCGACCGGAGCCAACGAAACCCCCTGCGTATTCGGCTTCCCCTTCCGATCCGCCTCCGGATGCTCCCGAACAGCATTGCCGGCCGCCCGCTGCCGCTCCTTCAGCGTCTTTGAGGTCCCTGCAGTCCTTTTGGTCTTTGCCTTCGCCTTCGCAGCCATCACGTATCACCTGCGCAGCGCTTGCCGCAACCTCTCCGCGTCCGCTTTGGTCAGCACCTTCGCACGCACTGTGATCTTCTCCTCCATCTCCTCCACCTGGATCCCACGGTGATTAGCTTCCGACAGCACAACCGTAGTCCGGACACCGAGTTCCTCCGCCAACTTCTTCACCGTAATCATCGCGCCTCACCAAATCCGATCCACTTTACCAGCAGCCCCACCGCCGCCACAAACGCCGCCACCACAGCCGAGATAAGCCCCGTGATTCGCTTCGTGTTCGCCTCCGATACCTCGAGTCGAGTCACTCGCTGATCGTGCTCGGTGAGCTCGGCGTCGACGTGCTTGCACCGCTCCTCGCAGTGTGCTGCCATCGCCCGAATGTCCCCATGCATCTCCATCAGCTTGTCGTGGATCTTCCCGAGGTCCCCGTTCATTGCGGCGGCCCCCCGTTCCCGCGCCGGCTCACATACTCCCCGATCTGCGCCCCAAAGATCGCCAGCATCCACTGCGGCGGCTCGATGCCCTTCAGTACCGAGATGCAAAGCGTAATCGCTATCAACAGGAGAGCGATGGCCCGAACCGACCCCGGCGGCAGTCCCAACGGTGGCAATGGGCCGCCTGTCAGAACCGTGCCGCCAATCGGCCGGCACCCTTCATCCCTTGGAGGTCTGGCTGTCGTGACTTCCATGACTTACCTCCCTACGAAGGCATTCCCAATTGCCAGTTGGCAATTGCCAATTCGCAATTGGCAATGCCCTACAACGCAAAACGCCCAGACACCCCGCACGAGCACTTGCCTCGTGCGGATTGCCTGGGCGTTGATGCCGTCGTGGGCTGTACTCCCAATTATACCACTTCCCAACCTCATCAGAACTCGCCTGGCTCCCCCATGGACCGCCAGCGGGCCGCGGTACTTCGTCGACCACGAGCGAGTCTCGTAGCGCTTGGCCCCATACACAATGAGAGAAGCCCACGGTTCAATGATCGTCAGCGCCTTCAAATCCGCTCAACCTCCCCCGTATCAATAGATCGAAGCGCCGCCAACGAAGCCCGCTGCGCCATGTAAGCCGACCAAGCCGAGTCATTCGGTTGGCTCTCGCCGCGGACAACGCGCGCGAAGCGCTGAATCAAGTTGTAGGTCGCCGCATCCGACGTGATGTGTGGCACTTGCATGGGCTCTGCGGCCCGTTGGCTGTTGACGTAGATGATGTTCTCGCCAATCTCCATCACCCCGCCCGGCCCAACGAACACCGGCGAAGCCACCTCATGATCCACCGTCTTCGGCAGCCCCCAACTCATGTTGCTCTGGAGTGTCGAGCCATCCGTGAACACCGCCGTGACCGTCGCCGAATCGTGGGCAAGTACCTCGATCTTCTCCAGGGACTGGTGTCCCTGCGCCCATCGATAGCCCTGCGCATACACCGACTCCGGCTCGCACCCCGTGAACCATCGCATCAGATCCACCTGGTGGCACCAACAATCCACGATCGGGCCGCCGTTCACGTGCGGATCGTGCATTGCTATCTTCGGCCGGATCTCCCGGAAGTCGTGGGTGATCATCATGAACGGCCGCCCGACTTCTTCCGCCAGGATGTCCCGCACCTCCTCATACACCCGCATCGCCCGGAGCTGGAAGCACACCGCGAGCTTGCGTTCCTTCTCCTCGATCACCCTCAGGACGTCCCCGGAGGTCTGCGACAGCGGCTTCTCACAGAACACGTCCATCCCCCGCCGGAACGCCCAACGAATCGCCGGCACATGCTCCGACGTCGGCAGCGCGATAGACACCACGTCCGCCGCCCACTGGTCCAGCGCCTTCCGCCAACTCTCCCCCCAGCACTGGCAGCGGCACCCAAGCGCCAACATCGACGCCTTCGACACCACCGA